GCGCAGCGCGCAGGACGGTGACGGCGGCGCGGGAAGTGAAGCCATCCCGCCCATGGTTACCGGTCACAATCCGTAACCATGGTCCGGGCAATCCGGGGAGTGCCAGGCATGCCTGTCGGCCCTCCGGGATGGCTGAACCGCTGAACAGCGCGCTGACCTGCGCAAACAGAACCCTAGTTTTTCAGTAGGGATCTCGATTGACGCCGCCCCCATCTGGGCTCCCCCCCCTGAGTCTCGCGCGGGGACCCAGCAGATTTGTCACGCACCGTAACGGAGGGCCGTGTGGCGAAACGAGCCGGGCCGGTCACCCTGGCAGTGCGGCGTGATCTGCGGCGTTTGCCACCGGCCGATCGCGCTTGCGCGCTGGCCGCGTCGGCGCTGGCGCTGGCCAGGTTGCTCGACGAGGCCGGCACTGACGGCGACGTTGGCACGGACAAGCGGCTGGGCGCGTCGGCGCAGGCGGCGCGGGAGCTGCGGGTGACGATGACGGAGCTGCTGAAGGCGGCGCCGAAGGCGAGGAGCGCGATCGATGACCTCCGGGCCCGGCGTGCCGCCCGTTCCGCTGGGTGAGCAGCGCCCGCGGTTGTGCTCGCTGCCGCCGGCGGACGACTGGTCGCAGGGCGAGGACGCGATCGAGCTGGCCGCGCAGGCGGGGCTGGTGCTGGATGACTGGCAGCGGTACGTGCTGCGGCAGGCGCTGGCGACGCGCGGTGACCGTCACGCGGCGTTCGAGGCGGGGCTGATCGTCAGCCGGCAGAACGGTAAGGGCTCCGTGATTGAGGCGCTGGAGCTGGCGGCGTTGTTCCTGTTCGGCGGGGTGGAGCTGATCCTGCACAGCGCGCACAAGTTTGATACGGCTGCGGATGCTTTCCGGCGGATTCTGGGGCTTATCGAGAACAATCCGGACTTTCACCGGGAAGTGGCGAAGGTGATCCGGTCGCACGGCAGTGAGTCGATTGAGCTGAGGAACGGGCGCCGCCTGCGGTTCATCGCCCGGTCGGCGGGCGCGGGCCGGGGGTTCGCCGCCGATTTGGTGATTCTGGACGAGGCGTTCAACATCTCTGAGGACGCGATGGCGTCGATGCTGCCGACGCTGTCGACCAGGCCGAATCCGCAGGTGTGGTACACCTCGACGGCGGGTGAGCCGACGTCGGTGCAGCTGGGCCGCATCCGGGCGCGCGGCCTGGCCGGCGGGGACGGGTCGCTGGCGTTTTTCGAGTGGTCGGTGGACCCGGATGACTACGATCCGGCGGATCCCCGGGATTGGGCGCGGGCGAATCCGGGGATGGGCATCAGGATTTCGCCGGAGTACATCGGGCTGGAGCGGGCTTCTTTGGACGCGGGGGCGTTTGCGCGGGAGCGGCTGGGGGTGGGGATGTACCCGACGGACTTGGCGGATGCGTGGCAGGTGATCCCGCGGGAGGACTGGGACGCCCTGGCGGACCCGTCGAGCTCGGCGGGTGACCCGGTGGCTTTCGGCGCTGAGGTGACGCTGGTGGCGCCGCACAAGCAGTGGGCGACGATTTCGGCGTGCGGGCTGCGCCCGGATGGCCGGGCGCACGTGGAGGTGGTTGATCACCACCGGGACGTGAACTGGGTGGTGCCGCGGCTTGCAGAGTTGCGGAAGCGGCACCGGCCGTGCGCGATCGTGGTGGACCCGTCGTCGCATGCGGGGGCGCTGATCGAGGGCCTGCTGAAGGCGGGGGTGGAGGTGGCCAGCCCGTTCAGTGCGCGGGATGCGGCGCAGGCGTTCGGGCAGTTCCGTGACGCGGTGGCGTCGAAGGGGCTGCGGCATCTGGGGCAGGAGTCCCTGGACCGGTCGCTGGCGGGGGCGACGTCGCGGCCGTTGTCGGACGCGCTGGCGTGGGACCGGAAGAACCTGGTCGTGGACTTGGGCCCGATCGTGAGCGCGTCGCTGGCGCTGTGGGGGTTCAACAAGTTCGGCCGCGGGCGGCTGGCACCGTATGACCTGCTGAGGAGCGTTGGATGACCGCAGTGCTGGACCGGGTGCCGGTTGATGAGATCACCGAGCAGGCTAAGCAGGTCAAGTTCGGCCGCGCGGTCCTCACCTTGATCGCCGCGGTCCTGTTCGGGCTGGGGTGGGTGACGTCGCGGGCGTTCGCCGTGTTGTGGCTGGCGTTCGCGTGGTCGTGGACGGCGGTGCGGGTGGGGTGGGAGGCCGAGCACGGCCCGTCGCGGGGCCGGCAGATCACGAGCCTGACGGCGGAGCGGGATCACTGGCGCGACGCGGCCAAGCGCCTGGGTGCGTGACGTTGTGGGTGTTCTTGACCGGGTGAACGCGGCGCGGGCGGAGTCGCGGGCGATCGGCGGGGTGCCGTGGCGCCCGTGGGATGACCCGTACGTAAGGTTTGATGTGGGCGGCCCGCTGCACCCGTCGCGTCAGTACAGTGCGGGCGGCATCGACGGCGCGCTGCGGTTGCAGCCGGTGTATTCGTGTGTGCGGGTGCTGGCTGAGGGCGTGGCGCAGTTGCCGTGGGAGCAGTTCCGCGACGCCGGTGACCAGCAGGTGAAGATGCCCCTGGGGCAGTTGCTGTCGAAGCCGTCGGCGTTCCTGAACAAGTTCGACTGGAAGTACCAGTACGTTTCGTCGGCGGCGCTGGACGGGACGGCGTTCGGGCTGATCACCCAAACCGACGGGTATGGATTCCCGACCACTGTCGAATGGCTGCCGCCGGAGCTGATGGCGGTGCAGGACTCTTCCCCGTTCAACCCGGCGAAGACCCGGTTCTACTACGCCGGGAAGACGGTGCCGCGGGAGCAGTTGCTGCTGGTGCGGGCGTTCACGGTCCCCGGGCAGACGCGGGGGGTGTCGGTGATCCGCCACTTCCAGATGCTGATCGAGTCCGGCATGGACGCCCTGGCGTACGGCGCGGGGTGGTACAAGTCCGGCGGTGCGCCGCCGGGGGTGTTCAAGAACGCCGAATATGAGGTGGAGGAAGAGCAGTCGAACGTGATCCGGCGGAAGCTGGTGGCGGTGCAGCGCAACCGTGAGCCGCTGGTTCTGGGCCGGGACTGGGAGTACACGCCGATCGTGGTGCCGCCGGATGAGGCGCAGTTCCTGAATGCGATGCAGATGAACGCGACGCAGATCGCGGCGATCTACGGGGTGCCCGCGCACAAGGTCGGCGGGGCGACGTCCACGGGTGACATGCGGTACTCGAACGTGGAATCGGAGCAGATCGGTTTCATCCAGGATTCCCTGGACCCGTGGCTGGTGCGGCTGGAGGAGGCGCTGGCGGAGTACCTGCCGGCGTCGCAGTACATGCAGTTCAACCGGGACGCCAGGTTGCGGATGACGCCGGAGACGCGGTGGAACGTGTACCGGACGGCGCGGGATGTCGGGGTGATGACGCAGAACGACGTGGCCCGGGCGGAGGGCCTGCCGCTGGTGAGCAGCGCGGTCGGGGATGACCCGTTGCCGTTGCAGGTGCTGGTGGCGATGGCGCGGGGGATCAAGGAGATCCCGAAGTCGTTCGAGAACCTTGTCACCGAAAGCCCGGCGGACACGCTGGCCAGGGAGCAGGCGCTCACCCTGGCGAAGGAGGCGCAGGTGGCGCAGCCGCCGCCGCCGATCTACCCCACGACGCAGGCCCCGGCCGCGAGCAACGGGCAGGCGTCCCCTAACGGTAAGCAGCCGGTAAACCAAGGAAACGGAAACGGGCATGGCTGACAGCAGCAGCAGCAAGAAGCCGTACGGCAACGTCACCTATGCCGACCCCAAGAACGGCAAGTACCCCATCGACACCGAAGAGCACATCCGGGCGGCGTGGGCGTACATCAACATGCCGAAGAACGCCTCGCAGTACCCGATGAACGGTGTCACCCTGTCCGAGGTGAAGGACCGCATCCGGGCCGCGATGAAGAAACTCGGCGCGGACGTGGCCAGTGACAACGGCGGCCGGTCGCACGGCGGGGAGACGGAGCGGCGGTTCACCCCCGGCGTGATCGAGGTCCGCACGGCGGCGGACGGGCAGCGGATCGGCGGGTACGGGGCGGTGTTCGACGTGCTGTCCCGCAACCTCGGCGGGTTCGTGGAGAAGGTGGGCACCGGGGCGTTCAACCGGTCCCGGGCGGACAGCTGGCCGAACGTCGTCTGCCGGTACAACCACGACCCGAACATGGTCCTGGGCACGTCCGCCAGCGGGTACCTGCAGCTGTCCACCGACGGGGTCGGCCTGGACTACTCGGTGCTGCCGCCGCAGTCCCGCGCGGACATCCTGGAGCTGGTGGAGCGCCGTGACATCCGGTTCTCCTCGTTCGCGTTCCGCTGCGCGGCCGGCGGCGACGAGTGGTCCACGACGGACCAGAACTACCCGATGCGGGTCTTGCACGATGTGGAGCTGGTGGACGTGGCGCCGGTGCTGGACCCGGCGTACCCGGACGCGACCGCGGGGCTGCGGTCGCTGGCGGCGGCGATGTCCGCGCCGCTGGAGGAGGTCCGGTCGATGGCCGCGGCGGATGAGCTGCGCCGGTTCTTCGCCCGCACCGACCGGCCGTCGTACCAGCCGAAGGTCACCGGCGCGGCGGCGATGATGAAGCTGATGGAGAAGCGGTTCGGCCCCCCGCTGGACTGACTTCCCCGCAGGACAACTGAATAGCGGTTTCAGGCAACGCAACCGAGGCCGCGCACGGCAACCATTCACCCACCCCTTGGAAGGGAGCAGCCGCCGTGGCAAGCGAGGTTGCGAAGCGCCTGCAGGACCGCAGGCAGTCGTTGTGGGCCGAGGCCCGCAAGTACGTGGAGGACGCGGCCACCGAGAACCGTGACATGACCCCGGAGGAGCAGGGGACGTGGGAGCGGCTCATGGAGGAGATGGACCGCGTCGACGGGCAGCTCGAGGGCGTCCTGACCGCGGAACGGCGCCAGTCCGACACGGACAAGGCGTTCGACGCGATCGGCCGCCGCCCCGCCGAGTACCGCCGCGGCACCGACGGGTACTCCCACCCGGCGGATTCCGACGGGCGGGACATCAACGCGGAGATCCGCGCGCTGATCCGCGGCGCGCAGGGCGCAGCCCGGTCGCTGGAGGTGAAGCACCAGGGCGGCACGTTCGGCATGGAAGAAGTCCGTACCCTGCTGTCGAACTCCGGCACCGGCACCGGCGTGGTCCCGACGGACTTCTACGACCGCCTGATCGCCTACCTGATCGAAGTGTCGGGCATCATGCAGGCCGGGCCGACAGTGCTGAACACCAGCGGCGGCGAGACGCTGCAGATCCCGAAGGCGACCGCGCACGTGTCCGGTGCGGTATTTGGCCAGGGCGCGCAGATCACCTCGGGTGACCCGACGTTCGCGCAGACGACCCTGTCGGCGTACAAGTACGGCCGCACCATCTACGTGGCACGCGAGCTGATCGACGACAACTCCGTGGACCTGCTGGGTTACCTGGCGATGCAGGCCGGCCGCGCGGTGGGGAACGCGTTCGGGTCGGACCTGATCCTCGGCGCGGGCAGCACCGTCCCCTCCGGGCTGACGTTCGCCACCTCCGCCAGCCCGGGCGTGACGGGCCCGACGACCGCCACCGGCCCGACCGGGGTCAACTGGGTCACCGGCGGCCCCACGTACGCGAACCTGGTGGACATGGAGTACTCGGTGATCGCCCCGTACCGCCAGTCCAGGTCGTGCTATTGGATGTGCGCGGACAAAACAGTGGCTGTTTTGCGGAAGCTCACCGACACGGTCGGGCGGCCGGTGTGGGAACCGTCCACGGTCCTCGGGTCGCCGGACCTGCTCCTGGGAAAGCCCTTGGTGGCCGACCCGTACGTCCAGTCGGTCGCCACCGGGAACTTCTCCCTGTTCTTCGGCGACTTCGCCCAGTTCTTCGTCCGATTGGTGGGCGGGATACGGTTCGAGCGGTCCGACGACTTCAAGTTCGACACGGACCTGATCAGCTTCCGCTGCCTGCTCCGCGGCGACGGAACCCTCGTCGATACCACGGCGGTCAAGGCGTTCAAGGGCGGCTGACCCCCAACGCTGGCGCGCGCCCCGGGTTCATGGGTGCGCGGGGCGCGCGCCAGGCAAGCTAACCCTGTTCCAGTGGAAGGGATAACCCGATGGCGAACCTGCCTCCGCATCAGACGCCCGATGGTGGCGGTAGCGACGAGAGCCAGTCGCCGCCGCAGGCCGCGACCGGCGTGAAGATCGCCGGCCTGGACCCGACGCTGGAACCGGGGAACTACGCGGATTCCCTGTTCGGCGTCGCGCTCCCGCAGGGCACCGGTGCCCCCGGCGGCCCCGGCGCGGCGAACCAGCCCGACCCGACGCTGGAGGACGGGCAGAACTACGAGGGGATCTCCGGGCTGACCCCGGCGCAGACCGCGGACACCGGCTCCCCCGGCAGCATGGGCGCGCAGAACCTGCCGGGCGGCGCTGACACGATCACGTACACGCGGCCGGGGTCGGCGATCTCGGGGACGAACAAGACCGACACCGTGCAGGACAACATTTCCGGTCATAACGACTGGACGCAGGCGATCGACGGGTCGTACGGCGGCGGCCCGCAGCTGCCCGGTATCGCGGGGAACATGCCCGACGGCACCGGCGCCGGGGGCGGCCGGGTGCTGCGCGGCGGCCGGGCGGTGCAGCCGTAATGCAGGACCTGTCCGGGCTGCCCCTGGCGAAGACGTCGTTGTGGGTGTCGTCGATGTCCGGCGGGAACACCACCAGCTCGAACGAGAACGCGATGTCGGCGCCGGGGTCGGTGCCGGTGGACCCGATGCCCACCGCGAAAGAGGCGGCGGACCCGGCGGTGGGGCCGATGGAGGATGTGGCGGTCGGCTCCCCGCCGCGGCGCATCGACACCTCGTATTCGCCGTCGCCGGTGTCGTGGAAGGGGACCCCCAGTGCCTGACGCACCGGACCCGATCGTCAGCCCCCCGGGGCGTGACTGGCAGCCGTATGACACCTCCGACGGGTCCGGCGATGCCGGCGGCTGGGCGAAAGTCGCCGACGACGTCCCCGGCGGGTCGGAAGCCCTGTTCCGCACGGACTACGGCGACCCCGGCGGCGGCCCTTGGCAGCAAACCTGATCCCCCTGTTCCGGGTGCACATGCCCCCGGAGGAGGAACTCCTGCCCGCGCTGCGGGATGTCCTGTACAGCGGGCAGGTGGGGCAGGGCCCGAAGGTCGAAGAGTTCGAGGCGGCCCTGGCGCCGGTGGCAGGGAACCGGAACGTCCTCGCCGTGAACTCGGGCACGTCGGCGCTGCAACTGGCGCTGCGCCTCGCCGGTGCCCGCGGCGGCAGCGTGGTCACCACGCCGATGACCTGCGCGGCCACCGTGCTGCCGGTCCTCGCGGAGGGCGCGCGGCCGGTGTGGGCGGACATCGACCCCGCGACGGGGAACATCGACCCGCTGGACGCCGAACGGAAACTGGCCCCGGACACGCGGGCGGTGCTAGCGGTGCACTGGGGCGGGCAGCCGTGCGACATGACCGCCCTCATGGACCTGGGTGCCCGGCACGGCATCCCGGTGATCGTCGATGCCGCGCACGCCCTCGGCGCCCAGTGGGCCGGTGAACCCGTCGGGTCACCGGCGGCGGACTTCACCTGCTTCTCCCTGCAGGCGATCAAGCACATCACCACCATCGACGGCGGCATCCTCACCACCCGGGACGCGGGAAACTACCGGCGGGGGAAACTGCTGCGCTGGTACGGCATCGACCGGGACGCCGAGCAGGCCGACGCCCGCGTCGCCGCCGACATCGGCGACTGGGGTTACAAGTTCCACATGAACGACGTCGCCGCGACGATCGGCCTCGCCCAGCTGCGCCACCTGCCGGGCATCCTGGCCGCGCACCGGGGCAACGCCGCGTTCTACGACGACGCGCTGTGCGGCCTTGTGCAGGCCGCGCCGGCGCGGCGGTACTCGGAGGGCGCGTGGTGGCTGTACACGCTGCTGTGGCGCGACGGGGGCCAGCGGGCCGCGTTCCAGGCCTTCATGCGCGCCGCGGGCATTCAGGTGTCGCGGGTGCACGGGCGGCTCAACCGCCTCACCTGTTTCCGGGAGTACGCCGCCGGGCCGCTGCCCGGCGTGGACGAGTTCTTCGAGCGGGAATGCTGCATCCCCGTCCACTGGGCCCTCACCGAGGCCGACCGGCGCGCGGTCGCGGGCGCGGTGACCGAGTTCGCGGAGAAGCGATGATCACGTTCGGTGTCATCGACGGCCTGGAAGCCGCCGAAGTGCTGCGGGTTTTGCGGAACGAGTGCGCCGAGTGGATGACCCGGGACACCGCGCAGATCACCCCGGGGCAGCAGCGGGCGTTCTACGAGCAGAAGATCGCCACCGGGAAGGTGGAGGGCTTCCTCATGTTCGACGACGAGCCGGTCGCGTACGGGCTGCTCATCTGGGACGAGGAGGGCCGCGCCTGGTCGTCCACCGGGGTGAAAGCGGACCGGCGCGGTGAGGGTTTCGGGGAGGCGGTCACCATTGAGAACGTCCGCCGTGCCCACGCCCGCGGGGTGCCCATGCACGCGGAGGTGCGGCAGGACAACGCGGGGCAGCAGAAGATCTGCCGCCGCATCGGGTACCAGGTCACTGGCACCATCGCCAGGAACGGGCACGTGATCGACGTGATGCGCTGCGACAAGCTGGCCCCGTGATCTCCGTTATCACCCCCACGTACCGGCAGTGGCCGGACCTGCGCCGGGCCATCGCGTCCCTCGACGGCCAGGTGCACGTGGACTGGCAGCATGTCATCGTCGCGGACGGCCCGGACCCGCAGCTGCGCGGCCGGCTGCGGAACCTGGGTTACGGGCCCGCGGGGCTGCGGGTGTTCGCCGAGCTGGGGCGGAACTGGCACTCCTTCCTCGGCGGTGACACCGCAGGGCAGCCTCCCGGTTCCCCGGGTGCCCGCGGCGCGCGGGGTTCCCGGGCGGTGTCCGCCGCGCTGGCCGGCACGTACCTGGCCGCGGGTGAGCACATCGCCTACCTCGACTCCGACGTCGAATACCTCCCGGACCACCTGGGCACCTGCGCGAAAGCCCTCGCCGGCGGCGCGGACTTCGCGTATACGCAGATGCGCCGGCACCTGGACGGGAAGCCGTGGGACGTGATCGGCGACGGCACCCCCGCGCACGGGCGCATCGACGGCAACGCCCTGGTGCACAAGGCGGAACTGCTGCGCACGGCGAACTGGCGGTGGGGCGGCGACGCCGACTGGGACCTGATCGCCCGGTGGGTCGCTGCCGGGGCCCGGTGGGAGTTCGTGCCCGAGATCACCGTCCACTGGCACCACTCGTCGGCGGACATCTGATGCGGATCTTCGGCGGCCACGACGGCGGCTCCGGGTGCGCCTGGTACCGGGTGATCCTCCCGTTCGCCGAACTGGCGAAACACGGGTACGAGACAACCGCCGTCTCCTCGAGCAAACGGGACGGCGGCAAGGGCGCCACCAGGCAGGCGATGGCCGGCCACGACGTGATCGTCGCGCAAAAGTGGGACAACCACGCCGGGCTGGGGGTGTGGCGGCGGCAGGCGCTGCGGTCGAAACTGGTGTACGAGCTCGATGACGACATGTTCAGCATCGAGCCGGTGAACTTCGCGTCATGGCAGCAGTTCTCCCGCCCCGAGGTCCGCGACGCGGTCGTCCACGCCGCGCAAACCGCCGACCTGGTAACCGTCAGCACGGAACCGCTGGCGGAGGTGATGCGGGAGTACGCGGCGAACGTGGCCGTCCTGCCCAACCACATCCCCGGGTGGGTTTTGGACCTCCCCGCCCCGGCGGGGGAACGGCCCGCGGTCGGATGGCACGGCGGCGCGTCCCACGGCACCGACATCCGCCTGATCGGCCGCCCGGTGCGGGAGTTCCTGAACCGGCACCCCGGGTGGGACGCGGTGATGATCGGCGCCGACTACCGGAACGCCGTCCGGCACGAGCGGTGCGGGTACGTGCCGTGGGTGCACGTCACCGACGCCCCGGAAGCGTTTTACACGGCGATCGACTGGGACATCGGCCTGGCACCGTTGCAGCTGAACGTGTTCAACCGGTCCAAGTCCCACATCAAAGCGCTGGAGTACGCGGCGCGGGGCATCCCGGTGATCGCCTCCGACGCCGAACCGTACAACCGGTTCGTGTTGCACGGGGTGACCGGGTTCCTGGTCCGGCAGGACCACGAATGGCTGAAATACCTCGAAGAACTCGCCGGCGACGAGGGGCTGCGCCGGTCAATGGGCGCGAAGGCGAAAGAGCAGGCGCGGGCCTGGACGATCGAGCAGGGCTGGAAGCTGTGGGCGGACGCCTACGAGGGGCTGATGGTGAGATGAAGATCCGCATGACCGAGCACCGGTCCGGCGGCCGGTACGACGGCCGGCCGTGGCCGCGCGTCGGCGAGGACTTCGACGTCCCCGACGAGGAAGGCGCCGGGCTGTGCGCGCAGGGCAGCGCGGTCCCGGTCGCGGTGAAGGACACCGGCGTGGAAGAACGCGTCCCGCCGAAGTCCCGGAAAACCCAGCGGACGGCAAACGGCTGAGTGTGGCATCACTGGCTCGGCACCGACTCCGGCAACAGCGCGTTCTACCTGTTCTACTCGGGGCTGTTCGGGGTGCTGGTCGTCGGCGGCAGCCTGGGCCTGAACGCGTACGTGACCGCCAGGAAGCACAACTGCCACCAGCCCGGGTGCTGGCGCGTCGGGCACCTCCCGGTGGACGGCACCCCGTTCGTGGTGTGCCACCGGCACCACCCGGACCCGCCGGCGAAAGAAACGATCACCAAGCGGTACCACCTGTACCTCGGCGACAAGCCGGGGAAAGGATGAACGGTTGATTCCCCTCCTCCGGGCGCAGACGCGGTGGGAATGCCCGAACTGCCCTGCCACGCATGTCACCGCTGGCACGGGGGCGCAGTTGCCGTTCCACGAGTGCCCGGGGCTGCGGGGAATCCTCGCCCCCTACGTGGAAGCGGGAACCCGGTGCAAGGTCGAGGCGCGGGACCGGGAAGACTACGCGGCCGGCGAGCTGGGGCTGCGCACCGACCAGGACGGGCGTCCCGTGATGTCAGTTGTAACTACCCGTGACGATGGCCAGGACTGTGCCGTTTTTCCCGCCGCCGCGTCCGCTCAACAGGAAGGCTGATCGATGGCCTGGGCAACGTCGAACATTTCCGCCGCGATGGTGAGCAACTTCTTCGCCCCCGCCGCGGCGCTCACCTACACCGGCGACACGGTCAACGTTGCCCTGTACAACAACTCGGTGACGCCGAACAAGAACGACACGTTCGCTAACAACGCGTACGCGGCGGGCACGTGGGCGGGTAACGAGATATCCCAGGCCGGGCAGTGGGCCGCTGGCGGGGTGGCGCTTGCCAGCAAGACGAACACTTTCGGGTCCGGGACGGCGCAGATCGGCGCGGCGAACACGGCGTCGGGAAACAACGCGACGCTGACGGCGGTGTTCGGGTGCCTGGTGTACGACAACACTCTCGCGGCGAAGAACGCGTTCTGCTGGAACTACTTCGGCGGGTCGCAGTCCGTGACCGCCGGGACGTTCACCGTTGTCTGGTCGGGGTCGGGGATCTTGCAGTTCACGATCACCTGACTTTGCGCAGGATGATCATCCCGTACCGGTAGGTCACCGACTCCACCTCGCCGCCCGGCGCGGCCAGCAGTTGCAGGAACGACTCGGCGGTGCGCAGCATCGAATGGTCGCCGGGGAACAATGGATGGTTCCCGAAGCCGACGAACCAGTCCTCCACCACATACCACCCGCCGGGCACCACCAGCGGCCACAGCAGTTCCCAGGTGCGGCGCGTCAGGTCCCCGCGGTGGGATGCGTCGTCAACGATGATGTCCCACCCGCCGGGGGAGACGCCGGCCAGCGCGGCGGGCAGCCCCGGGTCGTCCTGGGCGGCGACGATCTTCACCGTCTCATGCGGCCACAGCGCGGTGCCGTCGATGTCCACGCCGGCGACGATGCCGCCGGGGAACAGCGCCTGCCACATGCGCAGCGATTCACCTGTCCACACGCCGGCCTCGCACACCCGCCCGGAGGTGCCGACGGCGGCGGCGATGCCCAGGTACGCGGGCAGGTACCCCTGGGCGACCTTGTCCGTGGCGAACCGCAGCGCCGCCGGGCGGCCGGCGTCGATCTGCGCCGGAAGATCCCGCGGGCTGCCGTCCGGATGCAGGTACCGCTGGCTCAGCGCGTTCGCGAGCCGCGCCGCGTCATCGGGTGAGCGCACCGGGGTCAGCGCCGCCCCGTACACCTGGATCGCCGGCGGCTGCCGCGGTTTGTGCACGACGGGCACTTCCCGGTGGTAGACGGCGAGAGGACTGTCAGCGGGGTCGCCGGTGTCTTCGCCTGGATGCCGCAGCCCGCGCGCCCCCGGCAGCGCCGGGGGGCCGCTGTAATCGTGGCGGTGCTCCACATCGGGGGCATGGACACACGGCCGCAGCCCGTGCCCGACGCGCAGCCGCTCGGCGATGACCAGGTCGAGGAACTGCCACGGCACCCCGGACAGGCCCGGTTCGGTGATGTGCCGCAGCGCCCCGTCGGCGGCGAACTCGGCGGCGGGGACTTTCCGCTGCAGCGCGGCGGAGAACCGGGTGCAGCCGAGGCCCTGGATGAGCCGCTGCCGCGAGTTGAAAATCGGGTAACCGAACGTGCACCAGTCGCCGGGGCACGCCTCCAGCTGCGGGATCACCTGGTCGTGGATGACCATGTCCTGCTCGACGACCAGCAGGTCGCAGTCCCCGGTCCACCGTTCCTCCAGGGCACGCCAGTAGGCGAAGTCGTCGGCGGAGACGTCCACCATCTCCACCCCCGGCACCGCGGCCATCCGCGCGGCGGTGTCCGGGTGCAGGCCCTCATCGGTATAGCCGAGCAATATCCGCATGGCACAACACTCCCAGGAAGGTTCCGTACATGAGTTTCTACACCGGCACGCAGTGCGAGCTGCTTTACGCGATGCCTGGGTCGGCGCCGGCGGTAACCGCGACAGCGACAACGTCGATCCTGTCGGCGAACTCGACGACACTGCTGCCCTACCAGCTGCCCGCGGCGTATTTCACGCAGCAGTCCGGCACCGGCCTCGGGAAGAGCCTGCTGATCAAAGGCGGCGGCAACTTCACCCTCGGC